ACAATGTTTGAGATTGATCAGCAAATGCCACAATTGTTATCGCCTATCTTGAAAGATTTAGGAGGGTTATTCGATTGAAAGAAAGCATTGTTGAACTTATTGGGAATGAACTCAGCGGTTTGTTTCCAGAAGTACAAATTAATAGAGAAAACCGTGAAGGTGGCTTTGAGGAGCCATCTTTTTTTGTTGAAAAAGTGGACACAGGTGTGAAACCTGAATTGTTTAATATTCAGAATCGTAAATATGCCTATCAGGTTGTTTATTTTCCAAAGGTTAAACGTCCCAAAGAAGATATGGAAAATGTTGAAGAAACCCTGTTGGATAACCTCACTGAATTAAAGGATTTTGCAACAATTCGAAATCGAGAATTTAAACAGTCTGATGACAATACATTACAAATAACTTTTGAAGTTTGGGTTCGTGCATTCAAATCTGATAACACGGCAAAGCAAGAACAAATGAAATTTAATGGAGGAATTGCTAATGGCAATCGACACTTATAGCAAAGAATCTTTAGTCAATAGCACAGGTTTTACACCTATGGATAGGGATATTTTGAAGATCGTACTTGATGATTCAAAACAATATTCATTGCCTGCTGCTAATCGAGAAATTATTAAGTTTAAAGGAGGAATCAAGTAATATGGGTGGAACTTGGACTACACAAAACAAACGGCGACCTGGTGCTTATATTAATACTGTTGGTGCTTCACAACCTAAGACGGATACCAGTTTGGGTAGAACTTTATTGGTAAATGATGTGAGTTTAAATTGGGGTGCCAAAGGAATTATTGAGTTGAATTCTAATTCAGATTTCAAGGCGTTGATTGGTGAACCTTTAAATACTCCTGAACTTGGAGCGTTGAGAGAAACATTGAAGGGTGCTTTAACAGTATTGCTGTTGAATAATAATGATGGTGAAAAGGCGACAATTGCTAATGAAGCTTTACCTTGGACTTTTACAGCTAAATATCCTGGTACTAAGGGTAATGATTTACATGTAACGGTTGTTAAAGATCCTAACGATTCAACAAGAATCACAGTTTCAACGATTTATGAAACTGAAGTGGTTGATCAGCAAGTTATTCGGACTACAACTGCAAATGGTTTGAAGTCTAATGAATACGTTGATGTTGAGTTTACAACTGATACTGTGCCTGGTGTTGAAGATAAGCCAGCAACCAACAAACTTGAGACCCTAGCTAATTCAACAACTTATGATTTAGCCGGTGGGACAACCAAAGAGGTTGATATTACTGAATTGTTGAATGACGTTCTTGAAACAGCACAATTCAACGTTGTGACTGCTGCTGGTTTTGAACCAAAGAATAATATTCACCAATTGATTGCTACATCAGTTCAAAGATTACGTGATGATGAGGGTTACAAGGTTCGGGCTGTGGTTCCAGTCTATGAAGGTGGATATGACTACGACTACGAGGGTGTTTCTGTTGTTGCCAATGGTGTTGTCTTAGAAGATGGTACTCAAATTGATACTACAACCGCTGCTGGCTATTTTGCAGGTATCTCATCAGCAACTGATTCAAGTAAGTCATTGACTTATTCTGAATATCCGGATGCCGTTGCAACTAATCCATCGCTGAATAATGAATTGACCATTAAGGATTTAAACAACGGTTGGATTGTATTTACAGCTAAGCGAGGTGGAAGAGTTGTTATTGAACAGGATATTAATTCTTTAACTACATATTCTGATAAAAAGCCTAAAGATTTCAGTAAGAATCGAATTATTAGAACGCTAGATCAGATTGCTACCGACAGTGAAGATATTTTTGAAACGATGTTTATTGGAAGGGTCAATAATGATTCAACTGGTCGTGATTTGTTCAAAGCTAATCGAGTCGCTTACATGTCCAATTTGATGAAAGCTGGGATTGTTGCTGACTTTGATTCATCTGATTTAACGGTTGAACCTGGTAATGATAGAGATTCAATCTTAGTCAATTTGGCAGTGACTCCAATTGATTCAATGGAAAAACTATATATGACAATTGTCGTTCGGTAGAAGGGAGCAATTAAATATGAAAGAATCAACAAGTACGATTGGTAGCTTCTTAAATGGTAGAGATACTATTTCAACAAAAGATGCCAAACTTTATATCACAATTAATGGCAAAGTAATTCCGTTGATTGAGGGTACTAAATTTACAGCTAAGTTGGAAAAGAACAAGGAAGATGTTCAAACTCTTGGTAGTCGTTGGAAGCATAAGAAAACAACTAGTGTTGAAGGTACTGGTACTTTAGGTGGTTATTTAATTAGTTCAGCCTGGTTAAAATATGCTTTGCCCTATATTCAAGGGGGTAAGGATTTATATTTTGATATTACTATGTCAATCGAAGACCCAACCTCAAGAGCAGGTAAGCAGACAGTTCACTTAGGGGAAGTCAACCTGGATGATATTCCTATTGGCGACTTTGAAGCTGATGATGGCGTTATGGAATGGGAATCAGACTTCACATTTGAAGACGTTGAGTTAGTTACACCATTTACAGGATTTGAAATTTAGGAGGAATTTTATTTATGGCAGAAGTAAAAGATTTTTTGATGACTAATGTTGATACAACAAAACAAACTAAGGAGGTTAGATTCGATCGTTTCAAATCTCCATTTGTAATTAAGGCGCTGACGGCGGAAGAAAATTCTGTTCTTCAAAAGCAGGCTACTAGACGAACCATGGATAAGAAAACACGTCAGATGATATCTGAACTTAATCAAGAGAAGTATGTTGGCTTATTGGTTCAATCAAGTGTTATTACGCCAGATTTAAATTCTGAAGAATTGCAAAAGTCTTGGGGAATTATTGCTGATCCAGCTGGACTTTTGAAGAAGATGTTATTAGCAGGTGAATATGCAGATTTGGCTAATCAAATTCAAGAATTATCAGGATTTGATACTGAAGATATTGATAACCTAGTTGATGAAGCAAAAAACTAACCAAGTCTGGGTTCAATGGTGATTTTGAATATTATTACTACTGTTTGAATGAATATCATTGGACACCGGATACTTGGATTAATTTTTCTAATAAAGAACGAGCTTTGGTAATTGCTGGCATTGATATGAGAAATGATGAGGAAGCTAAACAGCAAAAAGAGGCAGAAAGAAAGGCTAAATCGAAAGCACACCGCTAAGATTTAGTCTTTTTTGCTAGAGAGGAGGTTAATTATGACTACTATAAGTTCATCGATTAAAATTTTTGATGGTTTCACTGCTCCACTGAACAAACTGAGTTCAGGACTTAGTAAGGGGCAGTCAGCGTTTGGAAGATTTAAGTCTTCACTAAGCTCCAGCGGTGCGTTTGATGGTTTAACTAAGTCTGCTGGGCAAGCTGGTGGACTTTTTAAGTCGGTATTAGGTGGAACCGTGATTGGTGCAGGTATTACGAAAGGTATTGGTTTAGCATCGACAGGACTTACATCTATGATTGGTGAATTAAATGAATCAAGCAAAGCGTGGCAAACATTTGATGGAAACATGCAAATGATGGGGAAGACACCTAAGCAAATTGCAATTGCTAAAAACTCTATGCAAAAATTTGCTCAGCAAACAATTTACTCTGCCTCAGATATGGCATCTACTTATAGTCAATTGGGTGCAGTTGGTATTAAAAATACTGGCAAATTGGTTAAAGGTTTTGGTGGTTTAGCTGCTGCTTCAGATAATCCACAACAAGCTATGAAAACATTGAGTCAGCAGGCTACTCAAATGGCAGCTAAGCCGATGGTTCAATGGCAAGATTTCAAGCTAATGCTTGAACAGACTCCTGCAGGTGTTTCTCAAGTAGCTAAGACTATGGGAATGTCTACCAAGGATCTAGTATCCAGTGTCCAAGATGGTAAAATTGCGACCCAAGATTTCTTCAATGCTATTTCAAAAACTGGTAATAATAAATATTTCAGTAAGATGGCAACACAGTACAAGACGATTGGTCAAGCTATGGATGGATTGAAGGAGACTGTTGCTAATAAAATGCAAGGTGCCTTTGATAGATTTGGAAAGGTTGGTATCAATGCCGTAAGTAAACTTACTGATTCGATCGGGAATGTTAATTTTGATGCTTTAGCAGATAATGCATTGAGCTTTATTTCTAAAATTCAAACAGCATCTGGACAGATGTTCGATGGTTTTAAAGATACTGGTGCTATTTTATCGGTCCAGAAAATGTTTGGTGTGCTTGGTGGGTCAATTGGTAGAATCCTAAATAAGATTTCTGGTAAGGGAAAAAATCCATTTGAGAGTTTGGGAAATATTGCTGGTGGTGCAATTAAAGGAACTGCTGATGCAATTAGTGTTATTGCTAATGCTGTATCCAAACTGAACCCAGGAACTATCAAAGCTATTGGTGCTGCCTTTTTAATAATGAAGACTGGTATGAAAGGAATAGTGTTTACTGGAATAATTGTTGGGTTGAATGCGATCTCTAAAATGAATGCTGGACAGATCCAGGCAGTTGCAGTTTCTTTAGGAATTTTAGCGGTCTCTATCAAAGCAATTAAAACTGCAATGACGGTTGCGAAAGGGATTAAAGCCTTTAAAGATGCTTTTTCTGGTTTGAAAAAGACCAAAGTTCCAGAGCTACCGAAGACTCCTGAAATGCCTCAAACACAAAAGCCTGGTGGAATTATTCAATCTGCAGGTGCATATATGAAATTAGGTGCAGCTTTAATGTTTGTGGGTGCAGGTGTTGCATTAGCTGGTGGAGGAATGTTATTGATGGCTATGGCCAC